AGCCTGTTCTGATATACAAGTATGACCGCTGCCCCATCCGGTGCGTGGTAAGGATAACGTCCATTTCTCCTTACTATGAAGACAAGGACAACACGGCTGAGATTGATTTCGAGACATGGTGTATGCTGGTAGCTGAGGGGTTAGACGATGTTTGAGACAGTCATAGCTATCTGTATCGCTCTTGATATCCACGGTGCGCCTGTGTCGCGCTGCTGGCTAAACAAAGAGGGTACTAGGTTTGAGAGTCCAGCCGCCTGCCTAGAATACGCGCAATGGAAAGAGGCTACCGTAGCTGAAGAGCTTATAGATGAGTACGGTGCGCCTCCCGTTGTGTCAGTCGTCTGCGGTCAGAGCGGCGAAGATACTTAGCAGTTATTTTTTTGTAGCCCGTAAAACTCCTCTGGCATTCTGTTGTTTTTGGCCATGTTTTCATCTGCCGTTATGATTTGCAGGTTCCAAGGGACATGCAGGCCGCAAACAGTTTTTCCTTTTAAGGGGTAGTAATGGTCAACGTGGTGTTCAATGCCTGTCTCTGCTGTCAGGCGTTCGCTTTCTTCGTAGAAAGGTAGGAAAAGTTCGTCGGGCAGGTGGCTTAACGTGCCGCGCTTGATGGTGGCTCTACGTTCAGCTTCATGCGCAGTGTACCTAGCTCGATTCATGCGGATATGATTTTTCATGTAATCGGGGTTTTTCTGTCTGTAATCTCGCGCATACAGTCTGGCTCTTTCCCTGTATTCAGGGTTGTTTTTCCTCGCTCTGTTGTACCATTCCAAGGCCTTTTCGCGGAGTTTCTCCCTGTGTTTGTGGTAATGGGCTTTGGCCTTTTCCCTGTCACAGCCACGGCATGCTGCGGCGGCAGCCCGACGCAAGGTCAAATGCCCCCTCTTGCACCTTACTCCGGTGAAATATGACATCATGCCCATCTGTTTGGCCTCTGTCGGTGTGCGCGGGTACCATGCCATCATGTCGTCAATCTCTCGCTGGCTTGTCACCTCGAAGCAGGGGCTTTCCCTCATCATTTCTTCCTTGGTCTTAAATCCTTGTCCCATTATCTGACCCTCCCAGTGTCACTCGCTCGACTTTGACTCCACTATTTTTCTATAGGCTTGCAGTTTTTTGCCCCTAGCGTAGCGGTTGCCGCTAACACTGCCTCGCTTTGCCCAGACGGACGCATCTTTTTTCTTGTCGCTTGGCTGCACTGGGGTGGAAAACAGGGGCGACTGCAAATCATACCGCCAACAATTTATATCCCTCATGCGTCTGACCCCGCCCTGCGTTACAGCCTCACAATAAAATCCCATAGCTTTCCAAAACTGATTTGCGGCTATGTCTGAGCCGCATCTAAGGGTAATCGAAAGAACATTAGCTGCGTTCGCTAATTCTATAATATTGCGAACCAACGCTGCGCCATATAGCTGCCCCCGCAGGTCGTATTGAATACACGCTTGGTGTATCTTGCAGCTATGCCCTAACGCACCGTGGTATATGTAGCCTGCTGGCTCTGCGTTCACCTTAGCAAGTATGATGCGGAAGTTTTCTATTTCTCTCTCAAAAACCTGCGTAGGGTAGAAAGCCAACTCCTCTGCGTTCTTTCTCTGCAAGCTGTCTATGTAAGACAGGTCGCTTAAGCCTGCTGGCTGCACTGTTAAATCGTCCAATGTTTTCCTCCCAGTGTCAAATTTTCTGTCTTGACATAGTTATCCACAGGTTATTAAAATCGCGAAGCGCAAACAGCTATGCATAGCAATCTGTGCGTAACTTCATAGCACCACAATGATAAACAAAAATCTTTTGATAAAAAGAAAGCGAAGCAATGATGCTATGCACAGTAGCTGTGCATAGCTGTTTTTTTTTATATTTATTTTTCATCTAATTCCACTGCTTGTAACAGCAGCTCGACTGTGCGGTTTATCGGCACCTCTCCGCTCTCGTAATAGCGAATCGTGCGCTCTGACAGGCCCAGCCTCTCTGCAAATGCCCGCTGGCTGTAGCCCAAGAACTCGCGCCTTTCTCTGAAAGTATCACCCGTCATGGCCTGTCCAGTCTGACCAAGCCGCTGATACAGTTTCCTGCTTGTAAGTGTCGCGCGGTCTGCGCTTGCACATTGTGAACAGCTCATTGGCCTGCCTCTCTGCGTCGTTCAGGCTGTCAGTCTTTATGTGGAATGTTTGTTCCAGCGTCCCTCTGATGGTGACTATGTAGTCCTTTTCCATTCTATGCTTCCTCTCTGTCAGTGAGGGGCGACACTGCGCCGCCCCTTTCTCTGTTACTTCCACACAACATTGATGCCCTCAAAGTGGCAGTAGCCAGCTATGCGGTAAGCCAAGTCTAGGCTGCCATCTTCCTCGGTGACCATGTCGCGGTATATCTCGACGACAAGTTTACTTTTCGTTATGATGCTTATCCAAACACACCACTCATCTTCAAAGGGACGCTGGAAGGGTGATGTTTTGCTCCAAGAGCAGGACCAATCCGATATACCGACGCAATCAGGCTCTCTTGCAACCATTGCCGCGACGCCTGATATCGCCCATAATTTTTTAGCTTGTCGTTGTTTGTATTCGCTAGTCATTGTTAGTCCCTCCGTTTAAGGCCCGTATAGGGCCGGTGATGCCTGGCGGGTGGCATTGCACCCGCCAAGCGGTTAAAGCCTGTCAGTGAGCCTTACAGGCCGATAAAATAGGCGAATAACTGCCACAACCATGCCTCGCTGCCCATCAGCCCCCAGATTAGTAGGCCCATGACTAGCAGGAATAACGCGTTGTTGAATATCTCTAGTTTGTCCATGTTACTAGCTCCCGTTTTTGTTCACTACATGCCGAACAATCCGCCAGTGTATAGGCTGCCAGCGTGGTTGTTCAGCGGCTAAACAACTTTCCAGCCATTCGGGGTCGTTTTTGTTCATTCGTTTTACTGCTTCGTAAAATTTCTGTAGCATTTTTACTGCCCCCGCATATGTGGCTTGCAATACTTATCGAAAAACGCGCGTTCTAGGCGTTTGTAGCGCGTTGGCTTGCCGCCGCGGTATTGGTCGAGCCACCGTCTGCCGTTCTTGTCTATGGTTGCGTATCGGTTCGCCAGCCATGCGTTAATGCTTAGGTATCGGTCAGCATTGCGCTGCGCGTCCTGCGCTGTAATTGTGAAGTGTGGTTTCATTTTTCTATGCCTCTATTTGTTTGTCGTTGTAGTAATCTTCCCAAGCGGTATCGCTCAAGAACCAGTCTTGGTCTATTTCTCGCTCCTCTATATCTGTGTACGATAGAGTGACGTCTATCACTGGTTCATTGCGTTGTTTAATCATTGTGATTGCTCCCGTTTGTAGACTGTAGTTTTTTTGTTGAAGTAAAACCATGCGGCCCCACTGCCCATAAATGCCGTGCGGCTACTCTTTTTGCGCCACAATGTCGGTTTATGCGGGTTGTTTTTCAGCTTCCGTTCAAGTGTGAACACGTCGCCAATATCTAAATCGCTAAAGTTTTGCATGATTGCCCCCTAAAACTCATGGACCAAAACGGTCCCCATATGGGTTGCGCGTCGTATGTCCAGAATATGTGTCTTCTCTTCCAACACTTTCACTTGTTTGTCGTAGTCATCTGCATCGTCTGATTCTGTTAAGCCAGCTTCCTCGAAGACGTTGCTGTAAGAATCCCACAAGTTTTGGACATGGTACTCGCACCACTCGCAACGGAACGCGACTGGGTCAAATTCTATGTCTTCCCCAATGCTTTCGCTCAATTCCTCGTACCATTCAAACAACGCGCTAATCGCTTCATAGCTGAAAGCGTCGCGTAAAGTTTGACTATCTTTAAAATTCCATTCTGTCATCGTGTTAATTATTGCCATTGTTAAACCCTCCGGTTCTTGGTTGCTGTTAAGTAGTTGTGATAAACATTCCAGCCATTGCTAGAATGGCAATGATAGCCAGTAAAACACCAGCAATGAACACTGGTATTTTCACAAGCGCCGCGCCAAGTACCATCACCGGAACGCAAAACAGCCCAGCGATAATCATGGTTGCGGCAAGTATGGTTGAGTCCCTCATCAGCTGACCCTCACAAGTGAGTATGTTGCAAGCTCCCGTATTGCGTTGTTGTTATTTGCCATATGTTTCGTCGGACTGCTCCGGCGTCAAGTCAAAGCGCCCGCAGGGTGATTTCGTGCGGTCTTCTATCCACACGCCATCATGCTCGAACCCGCCATGCCGCTCAATATTGGGATGAATGGTTGCGTCGTTCGCGTCGTCGCGTAGTTGTGTAATGTAGTGTTTCATTGTGCAAGCTCCCGTTGCGTTGTGGTGTTTAGAGTTGTGCTTCGTATTTTGCCGCATAGGCTGGATATGCTTCCTCGAAGTCAACCAGCTTGTCGGCTGCGTCAATCATCTGCTTTACCTCGGATGGTATGTTTGTTGGCTTGTAACCGTCGAGGTAAATAGAAAGCATTGTTTCGTATGTTTTGACGTATTCGGTATATGTCATTGCGCAGCTCCCGTCGCGTTGTTGATGATTCACATATAGGCAAGCATTGCCGCATGGTCAAGCATAAAAATGCAAACAATGTAAAAAAAGTTTACACTGTGCGCGAGCGTGTATATATTAATAAGCAATTGATTGTATTGGATTGGAGATGGTGGTTGCATATCTCAACACACACAGCGCGTTGTCGCGTTCCCCGCAGCATTGCAGCGACGAGCGTATCATAGTGTGGCAAAAATGCAACAGTGTGGCAGCCAGGCAACAGTAGGGGGGGTCTCGTGCGCACCCGCACCCCCAGCTCGCGCGGCCACGTTCTATATGTGTTAATTGCTACCTCTCAACACACAGCCTAAACGGAGCAACCATGACGAAGCTAACCAAGTTCACAACGCAGCAGATACTGAGCGACCTCGCTGATGGCTATACGATGGTCGATGCTTGCAAGAAAGCAGGCGTAAGCAGGCAGGCGCTCTACAAGCGTATGAAGGGCAACAACGAGCTTGACGTGTCTGTACGCATTGCGCAGCAGTACAGCGCGGAGAAGGCGCTGGAGGAGCTTGATAAGCTGTATGATGATGCTTTGCACAAGCGTAAGGACTACGACCCTCATGTGCTAAGAGACTATGCTCATCATGTACGCTGGAAAGTGCAGAAGATTATCCCTGAGCGCTATGGCGAGCAGAAGAACAAGGCTGGCGTTGAGGTGACTGACGGCGGTATCCGCATCATGTGGGAAAGCTAATGCGCAGTGACTTTGACCCTAATAACTTTGCCCGTGTCTATGACAAGGCTCCGTGGCTGCTACATTTTCAGTTTTCTAATGAGAGGTATGTGTATCGTTATGCGCTAGTCGAGAAAATTGCTGTTGGCGATATAAAGCCGCGCACTAAGCAGAAGGCTAATGAATTAAATCTGTCTCAAGAGGAGATATGGCAGACTTATGGCAAACATAAAGATACCTTATAAGCCTCGTGCGCTCCAAGCTGAGATGCACAGCAGCCTGAAGCGCTGGAATGTATTAGTGATGCACAGGCGCTTTGGCAAGACGGTGTTTGCGGTTAATCATTTGATTAAACATGCGCTCACCTGTGAGTTACCTCGGCCTAGAGTTGCGTTCATTGCGCCTACCTTTACGCAGGCCAAGAGGATTGCGTGGGATTATGTGAAGTATTATGCGTCTGTCATTCCTGGTGTTTCTTTTAACGAGACGGAGTTGCGTGTGGATTTTCCTAATGGTGGCAGGGTTATGCTGTTGTCTGCTGAGAATCCTGATGCGCTGCGTGGTATTTATCTTGATATGGCTATCTTCGATGAATTTGGGATGCAGAACCCAAGGGTGTGGGGGGAGGTTGTACGTCCGGCCCTGTCTGACAGAGAGGGTGCGGCTATCTTTCTAGGCACACCTGCTGGGCATAATCATTTTTTTGATTTGCTAGAGCAGGCACGGTCTGAGACAGACAACGGGTCTGACCAGTGGTACTGGAAGATAGTCAAGGCGAGTGAGAGTGAGCTGGTCAAAGAGGCTGAGTTAGACGCGGCTCGTGTTCAAATGACCCCTGAGCAGTATGAACAGGAGTACGAGTGTTCGTTCACTGCGGCGATTATTGGGGCATATTATGGCAAATTGTTGGCAGAGGCAGATGAGGACAACCGTATAACGCGGGTGCCATACGACCCTGCTTATCCGGTGCATACGGCTTGGGACTTGGGTGTTAATGACTCAACAGCCATTTGGTTTGCGCAGATATTCAGGGGCGGGGCGGTCAATGTTATTGACTATTACGAGAACGGGGGCGTGGGCTTAGACCATTACGCTGATGTTATAAATAAAAAAGATTACACCTACGGAGACCATCTGGCCCCGCATGACATTGAGGTGCGTGAGCTGGGCA